TCCGCGACACCGTCCTGGCCATGATCCCCTCGCTGCTGCGCATCTTTACTGCCGGCGAGAAAGTGGTCGAATTTATTCCAAAGGGGCCAGAAGACGTGGCCGTTGCGGAGCAGATGACGGACCTGATCGACCACATTTTCATGAAACAGAACCCCGGCTTCAGGATCTTGCACGACGCCATCAAGGACGCCCTGATTGTCCGCGACGGCATCCTGACGTGGTATCACAGCGACGATGAGAAGGTCGAGGAGCACGAATATTCGGGCCTGTCGCCCGACGAGGCGCAGTACATCCTGAGCGACCCCGAAATCGAGCTTATGAGCATGACGGAGACGCAGGGCGCATCGCTCAGCGAGGGGCCAAGCGTCTTCCCGATGCAGGAGAACGTAGCCCCGCCGGAAATCAGCCTGCGCATCCGTCGGGTCACGCGGACCCCGAAATACGTTGTCGAGTGCATCCCGCCTGAGCAGTTCCTGATCGACAACGAGGCCACCTGCATCGACGATGCGCTGATCGTGGGCCGCCGAAAGCTGGCGACGGTCTCCGAGCTGGTCTCGATGGGCTACCCGCGCGAGATTATCGAGGAGAACTCGGGCACGGGCGGGTTTGAGATGAACCTGGAGGCCCTGACCCGAAATCCTGCCGATCAGTCGTTTTTCGGCATTGGCGACGGCATCGACGAGAGCACTAACAAGGTCTACTACGTCGAGGCCTACGTCAGAATCGACCGCGACGGCGACGGGATTGCCGAACTGCACCGCGTCTGCTGCATTGGCAATGGCAGCACGATCCTCAACGACGAAGTCGTCCAGGACATCCCATTTGCCATTCTATGCCCCGATCCGACCCCCCACACGGTCTTTGGCAAGGGCATAGCCGACCAGACGATGGACCTTCAGGCGATCAAGTCCCAGATCGTCCGCAATACGCTAGACAGTCTGGCCCAGTCGATCCACCCGCGAACTGCGGTGGTCGAGGGTCAGGTCAACATGGACGACGTGCTGAACAACGAGACTGGCGCGATTATCCGCATGCGGACTGCCGGGGCAGTGCAGCCGTTCTCGACCCCGTTCGTGGGCCAGCCGGCTCTGGGCGTCCTCGCCTACCTGGACGAGGTAAAGACGCAGCGCACGGGCATTTCCAGGGCCTCCCAGGGCCTAGACGCCGAGGCCCTTCAGTCCACGACCCGGAGCGCCGTTCAGGCGCAGCTTTCGTCCTCTCAGGACCGGATAGAGCTGATCGCCCGCCTATTCGCAGACAGCATCAAGCGGTGTTTCCAGGGCCTGCTGCGCCTAGTCGTGCAGCACCAGGACAAGCCGATGATCCTGCGCCTGCGCAATAAATTTGTGCCCATCGATCCCCGGGGCTGGGATTCCGAGATGGATATGCAAATTAATATCGCCCTGGGCCGCGGCTCAGACGAGCAGCGGATGGCGTTCCTCCAGCAGATCGCGCAGAAGCAAGAGCAGATTATCCAGACCTACGGGCCGTTCAATCCTATGGTCGATTTGCAGCAATATCGCCAGACAATGGCCCAAATTATCCAGCTTTCCGGCTTTGCTGACCCGTCGCAGTTTGTGAAGGAAATTACGCCAGAATCGGTGAACGCCTTCATGCAGCAGCAGCAGCAGAACAAAAAACCCGACATGGCCGAAATGCTGGCGAAGGTCGAGGCCGAGAAGACCCGGGCCGATATCGTCATTGCGGCGGCAAAGCAGGAGTTGGAGACCCGGAAAGCGCAGTCGGACGCCGATTTCGAGCGCGACAAGTTGGCCGCCGACGTCGAACTCCGCTCGGCAGAAATCCAGGCAAAGTACGGCGCTCAGGTCGATATGGCCTGGATCAAAGGCGAAATGGACAAGCAGCGGACTGAGATCCAGGAGATGTTCGCTATCCAGTCCCAGCGCGAGCAGCAGATGATGCAGCCCCCGCCGCCCCAGGAAATGGCGCCGCCCATGGACCCGGGCATGATGGATCCAGGCATGATGGACCCAGGCATGATGGATCCAGGCATGATGCAGCCCGAATTGCCGATGGAGGGCCTGCCCCAGCAGGGGCTGCCATTCCCGCCGGAAGAGGGGCAGTTCTAAATGCCAACTTTTGAGGCCGAAGACCTGTTCCGCACGGCCAAATCACTTATTACTGATCGGGCCTTCCTTGAGGTGCTGCGGCGCCTGGAGAGCCGTTATTCGGACGGCTGGAAACGGTCTGACCCAGATCGGTCGATCTACAGAGAACACGCGTACCACATGGTACGCGCCATAGATGAGCTGCGCGGTGAACTGGAGGCACTAGCCTCAGAACCGGACGTCGCAGCTTATAACCGACGCCTGCGTGGCGTCTAACCCCTACCAGGAGTATCGACTCATGGCTGACACTGAGCAATCGCCGGGCGGCGAAATCGGTGTTGACGAAGCGGCCAACCGTATGGCCCTGCTGATGGACGCGGAAGCCAACCCAGACGCAGCGCAAGCGAGCGCCGATGCCGAGGCTGAAGAGGCCGAGGCGACCGAGTATGACGCTGTTGAGACTGAGCCTGACGACGAAGCCCCAGATGCTACCGAAGCGTCTGCGCAGGATGGCGAAGAGGCGGAGTATGCGGAGACTGACGACGAAGAGGCCCAGCAGGAACTCAGTCCTGATACGCTCATCACCGTCAAGATCGACGGGAAAGAAGAGCAAGTCACGATCAAAGAGGCCGTGCAGGGCTACCAGCGTCAGGCTGACTATTCGCGGCGAATGAACGAAGTACGCGACCAGCGGGTTGCGCTGCAAGCCGAACAACAGACTATTGGGAAAGAGCGGTCGCAATACGCGGTATTGCTAGGCGCGCTGCAAGAGCAGCTAACGTCTATGGTCCCTCGGGAGCCCGACTGGGCTCGACTACACGAGGAAGATCCGCACAATTTCCCACTAATCGAGAAGCAGTGGCGCGACTACAAAGAACGGGTTCAGGCCACCGAGTCTGAGCGGCGACGTGTTGCAGGTTTGCAGCAGGAGCAAGAGCAAAACAACCTCCGCGCAATGGTGGACCAGGGACGTCAGTACCTAGCCCAGCAAGTGCCGGAGTGGCAGGACGAAGGAAAGTGGAACGAAACCCGTGGCAAGCTGGTCGATTATGGCCAGACCATTGGTTACTCGCCAGACGAACTTTCTCAGGCCTACGACCCCCGGGCGATCCTTGTCCTAGATAAGGCCCGCCGATATGACGAGTTGACGGCCAATCGGCCAAAGCCCAACCGGGCCGCCGCGCCGAAGCCTATGCGGTCAGGGTCTAATGTCTCTTCTCCACGCGCCCAAACCGACTTCGTTCGCGCGAGAAAACGTCTCGCACAAAGCGGCAGCGTCGATGACGCTGCCCGTCTCTTTGGACTACTAGATAGGAAACCCTAGATATGGCCTCCGTGGCACGCGCTACCACCTACGATTCCGCAAACAGCATGCGTGAAGATCTGTCGAACTTGATCTATGACATCAGTCCGACCACTACTCCATTCATGTCCAACATCGGCAAAGACACTGCCGATAACACCTACTTCGAGTGGCAGACGGACAGCCTCGCGGCAGCCGTCAGCACCAACGCCGTGATCGAAGGCGCTGATGCAGGCAATGCCGATTTCGTGGCTACCGCCCGCTCGGCGAATTACGCGCAGATCTCGAACAAAGTCGTGTCGGTTTCCGGCACTTCCCAGGCCGTGGACATGGCGGGCATGCGCACGCTGATGGCCTACGAGCTGGCGAAGAAAGCCAAGGAACTGAAGCGCGACATGGAGACCACGCTGCTGGCCAACCAAGCCGCCGCCGCTGGCTCTAACAGTGTTGCGCGCGTCACTGCGGGCCTCCCTGCGTGGCTCCGAACCAACGCAGTGGCCAACTCCGCAACGCCCCCGACGGTCAGCGGATCTGGCGATAACGGCTACCCGAACGCGGCCTGGACCGGCTTGACCGGCGCAGTCGCTTTCACGGAGACGATGCTCAAAACGGCCATCAAGGAAGCCTGGGCCGAAGGCTCCGAGGTCTCCATCCTCATGGTGGGTCCGCACAACAAGACGGTCGCCTCCACGTTCGCTGGCCTCGCCGAGCAGCGGGTCACCTACAACCAAGCCAAACCGCTCAAGATCATTGCCACGGCTGACGTCTATCTGTCAGATTTTGGCGAGGTGGCCATTGTCCCGAACCGCTTCCAGCCTGAGAATTTCGCGTTCGTTCTGGACCCGACCTATGCGTCGGTCTCCTACGTTCGCCCGTTCCAGACGTTGGACATCGGCAAGACCGGCGATTCGACCAAGAAAGAAATGGTCGTTGAGTATGGCCTGCGGATTAAGACCGAAAAAGCGCACGCGGTCATTGCGAACTTGACCACGTCGTAAACGAGGACGGGGAGCGGTCTAGGCCGCTCCCCAACCCCTACCCAGAGGTTTAAATGGCTGAAGATTTCGCTCCTGGCTCGTTCGATCTGAACTACGACCCCGCGGATAAAACCGCCCAGCGGCTGCACTTCACAACCGACAACACGATGGTCCTGGAGACGGTGACAGACATCACCGAACTGGCCGAAGAGAACGCGGCTATTAGGGCTGACGTCTCGAAGACCGGCAGGGTCGGCGACATGGTTCGCGTTGCTCGTTTGCCAATGTCGGTGTATATTGAGCTGTCTCAGCGTGGGGTGACGCGAGACAAAAAGGCGATGAAAAACTGGCTGGCCTCGGATGAGGGCCTGCCGTACAGAACGCACTGGATGACGAGCTGATGGCAACGATCACCAACTACGCATCGCTCCAGTCCCAGATAGCCGCGTACCTGAACCGCCAAGACCTCACGGACCAAATACCAGTATTTATCCAATTCGTCGAGGCAGACGTCAACACCCAGCTTCGTGCGCGCGAGCAGATCGTGCGCTCGGAGGCTACCAGCTCCGCGGAATTTGTTACGCTGCCGACCGATTGGCTGGAGGCCGTCAGCTTCCGCATTGTTGGGGGTAGGTCTCCACTGCGATTTGTTACGCTGGATCAGGCCAACGTCATCAAGGACAACCGCGAGTATACGGACGTCTCGTTTTACAGTCTCATGGACGGGGCCATAGAACTGGTCCCGGCCCCGGCAGTGGATGTCGAGATCGAGATGGTCTACTACGCCAGTATCCCGACGCTCTCGACGTCTAACACCACCAACTGGCTGCTGACCAAGGCGCCCGACATTTACCTCTATGGCGCACTCGTCCACGCGTCTCCGTTCTTGATGGACGACCAGCGAACGGCGCTGTTTGCTAGTCTCTTCACTTCGCGCCTGTCGGCTCTACAAGATGCGAGCACAAGGGGCCAGCACTCCGGTGGTCCGCTACTTGTTCGCACTCGCTCACACTACTAGAGGAGCCTACCATGGCCGGATTTACAAACTACACCGAAGACCTCGTCCTGGATTGGCTGCTGACCGCAGGGGCTGCCACGCGGCCAACTTCCTGGTACGCCGGCCTGTACACAGTGGCGCCGACTGATACGGGGGGCGGAACGCAGGTTAGCG